TTGATGTTACTGATTTAACAATTACAGCGTCAGTTACAGCAGCTAATACAGTTACAGTTGTTTTAGGTAACTTTACTGGCGGTGCTATTGATTTGGGTTCTGGTACATTAACAGCTAAAGTATTTCCAAAATCAGAAAACTTAGTTAGTGGTGCAAATCATAACTTTGAAGTTTTAGGAACTAATATGACTTCTGCGCTATGTACTAGAAATGCAACAAGTGCTGGTATTGTTATGACTACAGCAGGCGCAGATCAAGACCAAGCTATAGTAACACCACACTTAGCAAACCCTGTTGCATGGTCAGATACTCTTTGGGGTACTGAAAACCAAGTTGAATGGGAATGTTCAATTAGCTTACCAGCTATTGATAACCAAAAAGTTTGGGCAGGTCTAAAGCTTACCAACGATCAGTTAGTAGCTACAGATGCTAACCAGGCATATTTTAAATTCCAAACAGATGCAACTAACTCAGAAGCATTTACAGACTTTACTGTTTGGCATTTTATTTATTCAATAGGTGGAACTGATTACATTACTGCATTACCAATTACAGTAGCAGCAGACACAATTTATCATCTAAAAATTGTTATTGACTCAAGTAGACAAGCAACAATCTTTGTAAATGGTGTTCAGTATAATGTTGCAACTACTGCTGGCTCAACTGGTGGAACAACAGCAACTGCTTTACAACCAGATACTGCGGTAACTAAAACTGCCGCCTTAACTAATGATGTTGATCTTATACCTTATGTTGGTATTGAGGCTGGTGCAGGCGCTGCTGAAGCTTTACACGTTCACTACGAGTGCATTAGCAGAACTATAAACGAATAGGAGTAGAACATGGCTGGTAGAATGACAGGATCAGACGTAAAAGCGGTATTTATTACTGCCGATACTCAAGCTTTGGATGCTGATGGAATCTCAACAGCCGCAGCCGTTGGTAATAACGCAGCACTTACTATAGGTGGTGCGTTAGCCAGTGGCGGTTCTTGTACTTTTGATGCAGGGAGGATAGTAACTATACTTTCTGCTGGAGATGACTCCGCTAAATCATTTACAGTTGTTGGAACAGATGTAAATGGTGATGCTCAAACTGAATCCATTACAGGTGCTAACGCTGGTACAGCTACTGGAAGTAGTTACTTTAAAACAGTAACAAGTATTACAGCAGTTGGTAATCCAGCAGGTAACGTTTCAGCAGGAATAAACAATTCTGCTGCTGATGTTATTTTTGCTGGTAGAAGCAGGCTACAAGGTATAAATATGGTATGTTCTGGAACGGCTGGTAATTTAGATTTTCTAAAATCTTCGCCAACTGGAACAAGTGTATTTAAACTTGGAAGTGTAGCAAGTGCTACCGTAACCAGAGATATAACAATCCCTGATAATGGTTTATTGTTTGATAACGGTATATATGTTCAGTACACGCAAAGCACGTTTACAACCGTAACAGCTTTCCATGCTTAAACATGGCTAGGAAAAAAACCAAACCAATAAGAAGAACTGTTGGTAAAGGTGGAAATTACCGCCCCACTAAGAGTGGGGCTGGTATGACTAAAAAAGGTGTAAAAGCCTATCGTAAGAAAAACCCTGGTTCTAAACTAAAGACTGCTGTAACAGGGAAAGTTAAAAAAGGAAGTAAAGCAGCAAAACGCAGAAAATCTTACTGCGCTAGATCACTTGGACAGCTAAAACGCAGTTCAGCAAAAACTAGAAATAATCCAAATTCAAGAATTAGACAAGCAAGAAGAAGGTGGAAGTGTTAAATGGCTAAAAAAGCAAAAAGTGGCGGTAAAATTTGTCCAAAAGGTAAAGCTTGGGCGCAGAGAACTTTTGATACATATCCCAGCGCATATGCGAATATGGCAGCATCTAAATATTGTAAAGATCCAAACTACGCGAAAGGTGCTAAAGGAAAGAAAAGAACAAAGAAAGCGAACGGTGGATTGGTCTTCAAAGTGCGTGGACAAGGTAGAGTAATGAAAGAGAGACTCAGATAATGGGTCAACTCAAACAATGGAGAGAACAAAACTGGGTTAGAATTGGAACTGATGGTTCGATAAAAGGGCCGTGTGGAACAAGTGAAGATAAAAAAAACCCAGATAGATGTTTACCTAGAAGTAAAGCTAACAAATTAACAAAAGGACAAAGAGTAGCAACTGCTAGAAAGAAAAAAACAGAGGGTAAAAAAGGTAAAACAGTTGTAGCAAATACAAAAGCTGCCAAAGTGAATGTAAATATGGGTGGTGAAATGAGAAAGCAGAATCGTGTTAAAATGAAAAATGGTGGCTTTATTGCAAAAGGTTGCGGTAAAGTTATGAATAATCGAAGGAAAGTAACTACAATTTCTTAGGAAAATAATATGTATAAAAAAACTAAAGGATATGCTTCAGGTGGCCCTGTAAAAGGCACTAAATATATGGCTAAAGGAGGCGCAGCTAAAGGCACTAAATACATGGCTAAAGGCGGTGCTATGAAAGGAACTAAATATATGGCTAAAGGTGGTAAACGTTAATTTACATTCCTTATGTCATATTTAATTTCTAATATACCTCAGTTTAAATGTTGGGTAAGAAAAGAATTTACAGCAAATCATAGCAATTATCACGGTGATTATTTACATGCTCTAGCTATTGCTGTTAACACAATTCCAGACAGATCATTATCTTTTCAAGTCGTATTTACAGGATGCGAGATAGATAGTATGGAAGATGCACCGAATGTTCATGGCGGTGCAATGTGGGCAAGAATGCCTATTCAAGCTCTTGTAGCAGACATACCATTAAATGAATGGCCTTCACCAATGGAAGATCATTTAGCTCAACCTTGGGACTGCCTAAGTCATCACCACTCAGTAATTACTATGGACAGAGTTAGTTCCTCTCCTTGGTTATGTAAAATAGGTGGAGAATTTTATACAGGTAAATATTTATTTACTGTAGACTATACTGATAATTCAATAGCAGATGACTCTGCTCAACATAAGCAGTCTCATGTGTTATATTTAACAGAAGCTGGTGAATATACTGGTAGTTTCGTAGCATTACCAAATAATAGAGTAAGAGCTACAAACCCTGCTTTATGGCGTGTAGGTGAAGGTGCGCCAGACTTTATGCCTTCACAATGGACACATTCAGCAGAACAACATGAGAGTTATATAGATCCAAACATTACGTTTAATAATCTATACGCTCAAGAGGAAGAAGAAGATGGCACTATCAAATAGTACAGATTTTGAACCTAACGTAACTGAATTTGTAGAAGAGGCTTATGAGCGTTGCGGTTTAGAGTTAAGAACAGGTTATGATTTAAAAACAGCAAAAAGGTCAATTAACCTTATGTTAGCTGAATGGGCTAATCGGGGATTAAATCAGTGGACGATAGAGCAAACAACACAAACAGTCACACAAAGCACCGCATCTTATACACTTAATTCAAATGTTATTGACATTTTAGATATGGTTTTAAGAAGAACTGTAAATAGTACAGTGACAGATACCAGTATGAACAGAGTAAGTCGTTCTGAATATACAAACATACCAACAAAATCAACAGAGGGAAGACCATCTCAATTCTTTTTTGATAAGTTGACTTCTCCTGTTATAAAAGTTTGGCCTACACCTGAAAACTCTACAGATATATTGGTCTTCAATAAATTAGTTAGAATGGATGATGCAGATACGGCTATTAATACGATGGATATGCCATTTCGTTTTTATCCTTGTTTTACTGCTGGTCTAGCTTATTATCTTTCGGTAAAACGTGCGCCAGAAAAAACACAATTATTAAAAGAAATTTACGAAGAAGAGTTCAGAAGGGCTGCTGACCAAGATGAAGATAGAGCTTCGTTTAGATTAAAACCTGGAATGAGAAGTAGTTATTAATGGCATATGCTGTAGGAAAATTTGCTCTTGGTTTATGTGATCGTTGCGGATTTCAATATAAATTGCATGAATTGAAAGAAGAATGGAACAATTTTAAAACTTGTCCAGAATGTTTTGAACCAAAAGCACCACAATTAGACCCGACACCAAATGTAACAGACGGTGAAGCTTTGTATAATCCTAGACCAAATAACGATAAAGAGGTTGGCGAAGGATTTGTAGTAGTGACAAGCAGTTCTATTTTTCAAGCTGATTTTATGAACCCTTCAATACTAGGTTCAAATTTTACAATTTCAGAAATGACATCATCATTAGGAACAGTTACAATTACGACATGACTTATAGCGAATTATATACATTGATTCAAAGTTTTACTGATAATAATGAATCAACTTTTAATACGACAATTCCTGATTTTGTCAAAAATGCAGAAGATCGTATATTTAATCTCGTTCAAGAAGATTACTTTAGAAAAAATCAACAAGGCACTTTAACAGTAGGTAATCGTTTTTTAACTTGCCCTACAAATTTTATTTTAAGTTTTTCTTTAGCAGTCATAGATTCAACAACAAACGACTATAAATTTTTGGAAAAAAAACACCCCAGTTTTATGCAGGAGTATACTCCTGACATATCTGATACCAGTCTCAGAGGACTGCCTTTGTACTACGCAGATTTCGATAAAAATTACAGCACTTCAGGAAGTTCTGGAACTACTATCGTTGTCGCGCCATTACCCGATTCTGCTTATACTGTAGAATTGCACTATCTCTATCGACCAACCAGTTTAGTAACTACAACAACTGGCACTTGGTTATCGCAAAATGCTAGAGAAGCCTTATTATATGGCTCATTGGTTGAGGCTTATACTTTTATGAAGGGTGAACAAGATTTACTCAACACTTACGAGAAAAGATTTCAAGAAAATATAGCTAGATTGAAAAACAGAGCAGAAGCTAGAGGAAGACGCGATGAATATCGTTATGACTCTCTTCGCTCACAAGTAAGTTAAAAATAAAAGGAGAAAGTATGAAGCCTATCAAGAAACTTGAAGGCAAGACTGTAGCTA